GAGGACAGTCCCAAATGGGACTGTCCTTTTCGTCTTGGTTTTCCGAGACGAAAGGGGAAATAACTCTCCTCCGAGTACCGCCTAAGCTCAAACCTACGCAGGGATGAGTAGCGGCTTTTGCGTGGAGCTTTGCTCCGCGTAATAAAATCAAGGGCGCGTAGTACCCTACTACGATAACTTTTCGCTCAACGAAAGGAGCGCGAGTCATGCAGGAATGGAACGTCTATAATAGTAAGGAGATTATATCTCCTGGTGTAGACCCGGCTTTTAACGAGTCTTGGGTTTATCCCGGTGAGAACGGATGCTCGTCTATGACATCGAATTTATCGGTGTCAAAACACAGCACCCCCGCAGGTACAGAATACAACTATTGCTCTCACGATCGATATGAAATTAAAGATCGTAGAAAGCTTAGTGGTAAGACGCACTCGCGAGTAGGTTTACCCTACGTTCCAACCGACTATTATCATTTTTGTACTGACACATACAACACACCTACTAAGCATTCCCATATGGGAAGCCAAACGCAGGTGTGGCGGCAGTATGGCGTAGTGACTAAGTCCCCGGGCTACTCTTGTGGCCAGAGGGCTAGTCAAGAAACCATGACGCCTTATGATTGTGTCTACAATGACGTTTACCTGGATCGACCGAGTACGCAAACGTTCATTATGAACGAATTTGACGACTCGGAAGTCCAAAGCGCAGAACAACAAGCTCTGTCTGATCTATCTAGCAAGGCACTTTCACGGTACGATGTCCTAACGGATCTCGCACAAATGAAAGATATACCGAGACTAGTAAGTTCAGTCTCTGGGAAGTTGAATTCAACTATCCGGGGCATGTGTGGGACCTTTGGGGTTCCTGTCATGAGAGCTGCTTCGTCCATTCGTCCGCTTGATCTTCTTAAACACCCTGACAGGTTGTTTAGAGGATTAGGTAACCAATGGATGGAGTACCGCTATGCGCTTATGCCACTCCTGTTATCCTATAGGGACGCCAAAAAGGCCGTCACCCGTGGGATAGTTGTTCGAGATAGCACCTCTGCTGTTATATCACCGAAAGCCCTAAACCCTTCTATTCCTTCGGGTACATGGCACTATGAAGTGTCGTACTCTGGGAGTAAAAAGGTCACGGCTCACGTGATACAGCGGTTTGCTTCTCAAGCAATGGCTCGTTTATCAGGTATGGGTTTCAACCCTATCCTTACTGGATGGGAATTGATTCCATACTCGTGGGTTGTGGACTGGTTTGTGAATGTTGGTGATTTCATCAATGCTCACACTACCTACTCCTATGCTGACGAGGTCCATGCCTGTATTTCGCATCGAGAAAGTTACGTTAAGACTACTGTTTTGTACGATCCCGGTATGACCGAAAGTCGTATCGGTTATTGTCATTACAATAGCCCACGTCAGCTTCCTACTCGTAGTGCAGTTAACCCGCCGTCCTATACTAGGGCGGCTGGTTTTCAGACAAGGCAAATCGCCCGTACTGAAAACTACTGGAGGAATGTCGTTAACATTTTCGATGTGCCGTTGAAATGGAACCCTTCTCTTAACTGGAGAAGACTTACAGATTCAGCGGTATTGGCAAACAGACTTTTACAAGGTCTGATAACCTCTATAAGGAGTTGATATGGCGAACACGACCTTATCAGTCAAAAGCCTGGATAATTCCGGCGTAACTTACGCCGATCCAGGAAAACCGGATACAACTATTCGGTTCCGATTTTCCACCACCAGCAAAGTGCTGAATGGTGTCCCCACTGCAAACTATGCCACTGAAATTATCGTTAATGATAATTTTCCGGTGACACTGGGAGCGGTGGATGCTCTTGACGCGATTAGTATTCGAATCAGAGTTTCTGGTTCGCTTGCTTCTAAAGCGAGAATTGGTTTGTTCCTCACGTCCCTGGCTGCCCAACTGGGCACCTGGAACACTGAGAACGTTAACCAGGGCTTTCGCCCTTCCACCGCTCCCGTTCTGCTAGGCACGAGCTAACTGCTTATGTCTGACCAAACGGAAGTTGAGAAAGGTTTGAAAGCATGGTTAAAGGCTCAATCAGAGCTGTTAACGCCCATTTGGAAGTCTTTTGTCTTGATAGTTATCGAGACAGGAGCAACCAAGCTTTGGAATTTTCTTACGAGAAAATCAAAGCTAAATTTGAGCGTCCCAACCGAGACACCGACGACAGACGTCGAACAGACGCCTGGAATCGATGGATCGAAAAAGACCAATCGCTCGCAACCTGGGAGATTCTAGGCCCGACCTGGGCTAAAGCGCGTTTGTTTATTCATAAATGTCTGACTAATTTTCGAATTGGTCAACTGACATTTACTAATGGCTCTTCTTTTGAGCCACTAGGGTCCAGTCTCAGTGTAGCTTGCAAGCTCACTGGGAACTGGACCATTACGCATGATTGCTTCGATTTATTTGCTGAAAAAGCTTATAAATTCAAAGCGTTTAATTATGCGGTCAAACGACGCTTTAAGAGCTATTGCATTAACAACCAATTCAACGAGCGGCGGTTTAATAGAAGCATTTGGAAGCGTTTTAAGACGCCTTTTGAATGCTTCAAGTTTAAACTTTACTGTCTCGTTGAGTTCGTTGGTGGCAACAGATTTAGCACCGTCCCCAAGAATAATCTTAAGGATAGATGTATATGTCTGGAGCCGCTGTGCAATATGTTTGTTCAAAGAGCAATTGGACTTGGTTTTCGCAGGTCTCTTTTGGAGAATTGCGATATAGATCTCGACAACCTTGCTGAAAAGCACAGGTTGGCGATCAGTGACCCTAAATGGGCTACTGTTGATCTATCTGATTGTAGTGATGCAATCAGCCTCAAGCTAGTTCGTTACCTACTACCCAGAGAAAGGATATATAATTATATATCCGCTAGCAGGTCAGAAATGACCCTTGGCCTAGATGGCGAGTTTTATCTCGTCAACAAGGTTTCTAGTATGGGAAATGGGTTTACGTTTGACTTGATGTCCCTAATCTTAGTTGCTCTTTGCCGATCAGTCGATAAAGAATCTAGCGTATTCGGCGATGACATTATTTGCCATACCGAGCACGCCCAAGATATTATTGACAATCTCCAGAAAGCCGATTTTAGTGTTAATGTTCGTAAGACAAATATTAACACTGGTTTTCGCGAATCATGCGGTGCCTACTATATAGATGGTCATGGTTATGTTACCTGCTTCGATTTGAAGTGGTTATACACAACCCACGACCTCATAGTCTGCCTTAACAAGGTAGCTATCCTTTCACAGGTATATGGCGGGCCCTTTGATTCGTTAAACGAGATGATCAGGTCGTTGGTCCCTCCAGTCTTACTAGGAGCGTCGGCCGCAAGGCAGGCTTGGACAACGAGCAGACCCCCGTCTTATGACCTATCCAATTTCGTTCGGTATGGTCCACCTGTAAAGGTTCGACCATCCAAACATCAATTGAAGGTTATTCGACGTGCGTGTAAGCACTATCAATTAAGTGGCGATATTTCTGTCGCAACTTACTATGGTACGCTTACACGTCGAGGAGCATCACATCTTAAAAGTACCGATTGGGATCTATATTTTCAAAATATACTCTCAACCAGGCTTTCGAGACGCATTGCGGCCTCGCGGGATAAGACATCCTTAATAGCAAGGGTTGGAGAGGACTTAATCGGACCTCTCGACGCCCTGTTCGCCAGTAATGGCGTTTAGGATGCAAAACGGGGATTGTTTATAGTCTGAGGTGTACTTAACACCTCAATCTATATTTGTCATAG